ATTTCACCAACAGTCCTGGCGTTGACGGTGCAGAAATTCAATACGCTGCGCTCTCTGAATCACACAACCGACTTTCAATTTTTGAATCAATTGAAACAGTTGAAATTGTTTCTCGCAGTGAAGAACTAGTTGCTTCTGAAGCGGCAGATGTTATTCGTGATGCTGTTGAAGAAGCAGTAGAAGACGCTGTAAACAAGATTTTTGAAAAAGACACATCTAAGCCTTACGGCGATGTTGCTTATGCTGACCCTGGTTATCAAAAAGATAAGGTTAAGCGTTACCCAATTAACGGAGCCGGACACGTTCGCTCTGCCTGGTCATACATTAACCAACCTAAAAATGCCGCTTTTTACACTGCTGCACAACTTGCACGAATCAAATCGCGCATTAAATCTGCAGCAAAAAAATATGGCGTAAATATTGTTAGTGAACAAGCACAACTTGCTGACGATTTTCAAGAAATTCTAGAAGCATATGCTTCAATTTCTCTTGTTAATGATTACGATACCATTAACATTAGTGGTCAAACAAATGACCCTCACAAACTAAGGCTTGTTGCTAATCGTATTGCTTTTGGTGCCATTGCTGCTATGCACGCAATTGACCCAGATGACGATGGTGACATTTACCTTTCTAAGCCAGATTGGTCCGCTGTTGACGCTACCGGTGACGCTGGCGGCATGGGACCAGAGGAAGAAATTATGACAAACGACAACAACATGGAATGCGCAGAATGTGGTACTGAGTGCTACGAAGACGCAATTCATTGTCACATGTGTGGAGCGCAACTGCCAACTTCAATGACGGCAAAAGCGCTCGGCTGTGGTAACTGTGGAGCAACTGCTCCGCAGGATGCCATGTATTGCCCCACTTGTGGGGACCCCGTACCACAGGCAGAGTCAAGCGACAATGCCCCAACTCAAGAAATGGAGACAGAAGTGTCAGATGAAAACACCACTGAAGAAGTGGCTGCAGAAATCACTGCTGTAGAAACTCCGGCTGAAGAGGCAACGCTTGAAACCGCTGCTACTCGTACGCTGAGTGACGCAGACCTTCAGGCTCTTGCCGCAGTTATTGCTGCTGCAATTAAGCCAGTCGAATCAACACCTGAAGCAGTTGAGTCAGAAGTTGCACCTGAGGAAGTAGTTGCTGATGAAGCACCTGCCGCTGAAGAAGCAGCCGAAGAAGTAACTGCAGAAGAATCTATCGAATCACAGGAGAATACCGTGAACGAAAACACATTTACTATGGAGCAGGTTCAAGCCATGGTTGCAGAGGCCGCTGCTGCGGCTGCAACTGCCGCCGTTGCTGAAGCCAAGAAAAGCGCAACTGAATCTTACAGAAGTGGTCAAACCACTTTCCGTAAGGGACTTGTAGCGTCTTACGTAGGAAACGACGCCTCTGACTTGTCAGAGTCGGAGGAATTGGACCCACGTCAATTGGCTGAGATGTCTTCAACCAATTTCCGTAAGGTTCAAAGCGAAACATGGGGTGCTTCTCCATTTTTCGCAGCAAAGTTTGCTCAAGCCGACCGCGGCTTCTAAGCAATTAATTATCAAACCCCTATCCAAAAATATATAAGGAGAATTAGCCATGGCTAACGATTTGGAAGAGGCCTTAACTGCTGCTGGTGCTGCTGCACTAGTTCAGAAGCAGATTGACCCAGTATTGCTTGAGTACCAGCGCCGCTATGCGCCACTAGTACGCTCGCTACCTACGGTCAAGTGGGGCTCAACAGTTTACTACTTCAACAAGCGTACAACGCTTCCTCAGGGCGGATTCGTCACTGATGGCGGTGCACGTCCAGTATCAACATCTAACTACGCACAAGAGAATTTCCAAATTCGCTTGCTACAAAGTGTCGGTGCTGTAACTGGTTACTCACAGGCTGTAACAGCAGACTTGATTGGCGACCTTCGTGCTCGCGAAATCGAGGGTGCTGCTCGTGGTCTTTACTGGGACATTGAGAACTCGCTAATTTGGGGTGCAGAAGCACCTACAATTAACGGTCCTTACCCACAATTCGATGGACTTGACGTAATTTGCTCGTCATTCTCATCAGCATCTACTGGCGGACCTTCTGCTGGTATCGGTGGCGGTGCAATTGACAACTACGGTGGTGCTTCAACATGGGGCGCTCCAGGATTCAACCCTTGGGTTGATGGTGTTGACCAAAATGCAATCGACTTCGGTGGTTCTTCACTAACTCTTGGTGGACTTGACCTTCTTATCGACCTTGTTGAAAGCAATGTCGCTGAGCCAGTTGAGAACTCAGAGTGGATGTTCCTCATGTCACCTAACGCTAACAGCCGTCTTGCCCAGTTGCTTGTTAACCAACAACGCTTCATGGACCAAGTTGAAATTGCTGCTGGTTTGATTGTACCTACATACCGTGGCGTGCCAATTGTCAAGACTTCATTCTTGTCACCACGTACAAACGTTATGTCAACAGTGACCGGTGCTGCAACAGGAACAGGAACCCTTACAGGTTCTTACACCTACGCAGTTGCACCTGTAATTGCTCGCTACGGAGAAATCCAGGCTGCAAAGACAGCAACGCTTTCACCTTCAGGAACTGCTTGCACACTTTCGTTCAGCACACCTGTTGGACCAGAAGGCGCACAGCCAACTCACTACAAGGTATACCGCGCTTCAGTGGCAACACCTGGAAACACAGACTTCAGCCTGCTCGGTATTGTAGACGCAAACTTCCTTGACAACACTGGTGCTGCTTACGCAACTACCAAGATTGTTGACAACGGAACTACACTTGTTGCTTACAATGGTTCAAATGCACAAGGTTCGCCAACCGCTACTTACTCGTACGGAAACGCAAACCTACACCCGCTAACTTCTGCTGGTGAGCAAAGCATCTTCCTAATGTCTCGTGACCCTAACTACATCGTACGTCCACACGTACGTGAAATGCAAGCGGTTAACGTTTACCCAACTACTGCATCGCCTGACAGCCTGCCATTCGCATTCGTTGCGGACACCACGCTTGCTGTTCGTGCGCCTAAGTACATTGGTCGTTTGGCTAACGTTGCTGCTGCACTGGACAAGACTGCTGGAAACGGAATCCTCCCAACCTCAACGTCTTACAGTCCATCGTTCCAAGTTGACTAATCTTTAGTCACCTTAACAGGTAATAAAGTTTCAGCGTAGGGGTCAGGTTCCCTCGTTCCTCCCCTGACCTCTACGCTGGATTTATCTTTGAAAGGCTTTACCATGGTTTTACTAGCAAAATACGAAACAGGCGGCGCTGCCGGACTTGTTTGGGAAAAGGCTGGCGATGAGGGTGCTATTGAGGTTACTCCTTGGTTTGCCCACGAATTGCTATCTATTCCCGGTGACCTTTTTTACGTTGTAGAAAAGGAAATCAAAAAGGTAGAAAAAGAAGTAGAAAAAGTAACCAAGAAAGCAACTCCTGTAGTTGCTGAAATGGAAATTATTGCTACTGAAGACATTGCAGAAGCAATTGCAACTGCATCACCAACTAAGCGTCGTTCAACGAAAGAATAGGTAACTCATGGCAAACAACGGGTCACAATACAGCGACCCTGTTTCGCTTGCCAGCGTTGCAGACCTTGCACGTCGCTATCCTGAGTTAGTTGTTGACCTTGAACCAACTGTCCTTGCAGACATTTTGGCCGAGGCAACAGCACACTTAGAGGACCGTACGGGTCGCCGCTTGGCACCGTTTACGGGCCACATTTATCAAGACCGTCTTTTCGGAATAGACCCCGCAGAATACGGCAATAACGCAGACATGCCTATGGACATCTATGGTGCACTGGGTATGTCACAAGCCATTGCACTTGGAGCGTCAACGCTCGTGCGTCACTTTTGGCTTGACCAATTTGCTCCGGTTTATCCGGAACTTTGGACTTACACAGTTGAGTCCATGAATATATACCGTACATACGGTGACTTTCAACCAATTGACTTTGCTCATGGTGGCGTTCGCGGTCCGGACGTAACTGACGGGCACGTTTGGATTCGTCTGGGTACTTTTGCCCCAGAAGGAAGTCGTATTCAAGTTGTTTACAGTGGCGGATACACTAAAGGTATTCCACCATCGCTTCGTCGCGCCTGCTTGTTCCAGGCCGCTAAGTTCATCATTCTTGAGTTTGAACCACAAACTCGTCGTGAAATGAATCTAGACCAAATTGACCAACAGATTGATAGTTTGATTGCCCCTTGGGTTCGTGGCTAGAAATGGCCTATGTCCGTTCGACATCAGAAACTCCTGGATGGCAAAAAGGTATTAAATCTCTTGACTCAGCAATAGCAAAAATAACAATAATGAAGGCGCGTGTCGAAGACATGCAACCTGCTCTTAATGACATTGCTCAAGAATTTGCTCTTATGGAAGCGCAACGCTTTAGAAACAATGGTGTTTCTTCTGAGTTTGGTACTAAAAAATGGCCAGAACTTGAAGAATCAACTATCAAAAGACGTCAGTACGATGATAAATCTAACCATGGTAGTGAAGCACTTGACGCAAGAGGATATCTTGCCAACGCTGCTTCTGCTCCTAAATTTGAATTTTTTGGTAAAAACAGCATTGCTCTTATAATTAACCCAAGTGGCAAAGGTCGTCCAAGTTCTTATACACGTGGACATGACTATGGTTTCTATCAACAAAATAGTAAAAAATATAACCGACACAATAAAGATTTTGAGTTTGTAACCATAACACCAGAATTTCTTGGTTTTGCCAAGATTATTGTTGAAAGATACATTCTTGGTGGAGTTGCAACAAAATCAAATGCTGAAAAAGCAAAGATTCCATCTGACCACGCAAGTGGCGATATCGCAAAAGGTATCAGGGAACGCCGAGCACGCAAAGTTCGTCAAAATCGTGAATTGAAAAAGTCTCTTGACAAAAGGGCACCTGAGTATATTTCTTACGGTAAACACATGCAAATACTTAAGCCAGGTAAAACTGCGGCTAAACATCAAGAAGAACTTGTCGCTTCTAAATCTATTGAAAATATGTCAAGGGCTGAATTTCAACAATTCAGAATTGAATCACGAAAAGCAGTTAATTCTGCTTTAAGGCAAATTGACAAAAGTAAAGTAGAAAAACAATTGGGTCAGTATCTTAATGGTGACCCTCACATGAGGAAACCATAATGGCACAACGTGACTGGTGGCAAGACTGGAGTCTTTCCTACGCTGACAATACTTTTGGTACCATTACAGGTGGTCACTCAGTACAAGAAGCAGCATACAACACTTTGCAAAAATGGCTTCCAACGTACATTGCAGAATTTAACAGAATGCTTGGTAGCACGGTTTTGGTTGAACCATTTGAGTATCGCCACCGTCCTGAGTTTCGTACTTTGCCCCGTCAAGCGGCTGCGGCAATTTTATTGAGTGTTCCAACTACGGTTGGTCCACCAGAAATTTTTCAAACAAACATTCGCGCTAACTGGCGTCTTGAGGCGATGGTATATGTCTACGGTACAAAAGATTGGCAAGAAACAGAGGCACTTACGCAAGCCTACGCGGCCTGTGTCCGAGCCTGTCTTATTCAACAACGCGGTCTTGGTGGTTTCGCTGAAACTACACTTTGGGATGGCGAAGAATATTTGGAAGGCGAACACAGTAGTGGCCGTACAACCGGCATTGCACACGTTCGTTTTATTGTAACGGTTGGAAATGCAATGGATATGTATGGTGGTCCACCTGCCCCTTCAACAGCGGCACCAGAACCACTAACCATTGTTACATCAGCCAACATCCAGGTAGAGAAAGAACAACTATGAGCAAGAAACATGTTTTAGTACAGGCCCCACACGTCATTCTTGATGCAGAAGGCCGTCAAATGTCCCCAGGACACGATTACAACGTTGCTGAGAGCGAACTCATTTTGAGTTATATCTCAGAAGGATTTTTAACAGTTATTGAATCTGCCCCTGAAAAGGAAATTCAACAAGAAATTAAAAAGACAGCAGTACCAACAAAGAACGTAAAGACTCAGGAAACTGAATCTACTAATCTCACAGGAGAACTCTAATGGCTAATCAAGCCCCAGGCATTTCAATTAATGTTACTGCCGCAGCACCATCTTCTGCTACCAACAACCCAACAGGAACATGGTTCACTCTTGGAGTTGCAGCAGGCCCAGCCGGTGTCGCAGTACCAATCAACTCAATGAGCGACTTCAACACTTATTTTGGTAAAATTGTAAACGGAACCTTAACTGGTCGTTATTCAATTGCTAATGTTGACAGCACTCTTCTATACGACGCACTTGACGTTTTCTTCCGCGAAGGTGGAGTAAGCGCAGTTGTTTCACGTGTTCAACCTACATCTACTGGTGTAGCCGCAACCTCAACAACTACTGGTGGTAAGATTCTTCTTACGGCTAATGGTAAGGGTACTTGGGCTAACTCAAGCAACTCAGCAGCAGACGGTGTAATTCTTACAATTACTGGCGTAACTGTACAGGGTTCAACACAATACATTGCAAACATTGCTTACAACGGAACAATCACTGCTTCGGCAAAGGGTCTTGTAACTGACACTGACGTAATCAACTGGGTTAACTCAGTTGCACCATACAAGTCATTTGTGACTGCAAGTTCAATTTCAGGTTCAACAGTACTTCCTGCAACTGGCGACAGCGTTTCAATCTACCTTACTGGTGGAACTGACGTTGCCGTAGCGGACGCAGACGTAACAACAGCACTTGCTGTTCTTACCGACATCTATGGTGCTGGACAAATTTCATACCCTGGTAACACCAGCGTAACTGTACAAACTGCTCTTGTTAACCACGCTGCTGCATCTAACCGCGTTGCTTTCCTTGACGCCCCAAACACCGCAACTGTTGCAACACTAAC